CTTTTCCGTTCCATTCTTTTAAAAGTCTTAGTTTCATCTTTTCATTTTTGCTAAAAAATCAACACTCATCCAATATACAGATAGTTCAGCATTGTAAACTTGTGAATCAGATGCAGTATATTTTATACTTTGAACTTCCACGCCTTCGACAGTACCAACAAATCTGTCCAATCTATTTCTAATAAGGTTGGCTAAATCTTGCGTATCGTCGTAGTTTTGCGTGTAAACATCTACTTGTATTTCAATTTCTTCTAAGTTGCTTTGCCCGTCTTTGTAATCAACTGGAGTGCTATTTGTGATAGTGTAAACAACAAAAGGATACTGAACATTTTGCGGAACAATATCGGGGTATATTTTACTTCCAACGTAGGCTAATATTGCCCCGTCGGTTGATAACCTGCTATATATTAATTTACCTATCATAACTCCCAAAATTGACGAGGAAACTCCTTCATGTATTTCAATGCCATTGATGACATTTTATTAATCACCGCGTTTTGACTCCCCTTTTCTGCCTTGTTTCTTACTTTACTTATCCATGCTTTCGTACTACCAAATACCATGTGCGCATAAAAGCCGTCTGTTTTATCTTCGCTGCTTAATTTAACATCTATACCAGCATCCTTATACAAAGGGCCTACAGAAGTTAACAAAGCCTTCCAAGACTTTTTATCCGAAATGTTTTGAATAGAACGTCTAAGGTTGCCTGGTTCAATGTGGTATTTCGGTCCGCTTCCTCTATCCATTCCGCGTGAATAAAACTTGTGTGGTTTATTTGAACGTGGAACAAAAGATTTATATACCTTTAATGCTATCGGTGCGGCTGCGTCAGATATTTCTTTTCTCTTTTCTTTTGTAACCTTGTTAATCATGTCGTCAAGTTCAGTAACGGACTTCGCAAAGTTGTACATCTTAAAGAGTTTACCTGCTTTAGTAGTTTTTTTTTGGGTCTCGTTTTCGAGTGCCCTAAGCCTGTTTAATTTACTTCTTGATATTGACATATAAATATTTTATCCTGCCTGTATTTCAAGGCAGGAATATTTTTTAGGCTACAGTTAAAGTAAGCTGCAAAGCGTTAAATTTTACCTCATCACCAATGGCAATACTTTTAGATGCACTTAAAGCGCCATAAAATAATAAATTACCACCTGTAGAAGCATCAAATACGGCAAAATGCGAAGCCGTTACCGCACTACCTGCACTTGCTTGCATAGTAATTGCATTTGTGTTTGACAATGTGCCTGCTCCACCTGTCCCTCTTGTCCATCCCGTAGCCGCGTAGGTAACGCGCGTAAACAATGCACCAGTTGATGAACCTGCATCTGTAGGGTCTTGACTGTATAATTGCACAAATGTATTTGTAGGAGCGGTAGGAAAAGCCGTCCCGTTTATCCACGCTGTAATCGCGTCCTCCATGTAATTTGAAAATGCTGCCATTTTATATAGTTTTTTAACGTTAAAAATTTATTTCTTCCCAGTTGCCTGTTTCCTCGTTCCATTGGTACATTTTACCATCATTTGGATAAGGTATTGGTGATTCCCAAAGGCAAGTATCTTCGTTCAATGTCCATGAAGGAAAAGGTTTAGGAGGGATAAAAGCATCCCTAATGCTATCGTAATAATAACCTATTCCTGCATAGTTTTTTCTAAATGCCTTGCTTTGGTCAAGACTTGGTGTGTTATTGTCGGCTTGATAATGGATGCCGCCCCGTGTGTTGTAAGAGGTTCTTTTTGCAATGCAATTATACAAATTAGAATAATTTAATTCAGTATCTAATCCATCTATTAAATAGTTTTCATCTGCACCACTTATGACAGTAATGACATAGTTTTCAATATTTAATAACGCGTAATGTGCCATTATGAAAATGTTACTGTTCCAGAATTTCTAATTTCTCTAATACTATAACTACCATCTGTGAAACTTTGTGCATCTGTTTCAGCACCTCCAGCCAATGTTACGGTTGCAGAAGATGTTAACCATCTTACTATTACAACTCCTTTACCACCATTACCTCCAGCCTTCCAATTTGCAACTGTATCTGTACGTCTAAACGCACCACCTCCACCACCGCCAGTAAAGTCAGTACCAGGACTACCAGCCGAATCTACCGCGCCCACAGTACCAGCATTACCTCCACCGCCAGAACCTCCTGTTCCAGTTGTTCCTGTAATATATAATCCACCGCCACCACCACCACCTCTTGGTGTATTAATACCAGTTATTGTTGATGAAATACCATTACCTCCATTACCCCCAGCACCTGTTGTACCAGTTGCTCCAACCGCATTAGCACCACCTCCACCACCAGCACCAAGATTTCCAGATGCTGAACCAGCACCTCCGTTATTTCCTTGTACTGGGCTACTTGTTCTTGCGCCAGCAGTACCATCACTTGCTGCACCACCGCCAGAACCTCCACTTCCACCACTTCTATTAGCTGCTCCTTCTTGTGCGCCGCCAAATCCACCGCCATTTGCAGTAATTGTGCTTAGTACACTATTTGAACCAACATTTCCTTTTGGATTAACAGATGCAGCAGGGCCTCCATTACCTCCAGCACCAACAGTAACTGTATATGATGTACCCTTATTTAAAGTTAAAGAACTTTCAGCACTTCCACCACCACCAGTAGTAGCATAAGAGGATCTATATCCACCTGCACCACCACCAGCACCAATTTCACCACCACCACCACCGCCACCAGCAATAACAAGGTAATCAACTGATACAGTTGTAGCAGCCACATCCAATGTCGCACTTGTCACCGTTGCCGCTCCCGTTACACTTGCCGCCAATGTTACCGCTCTTGCTACACTTGCATTTGTAACCGTTGCAGTTGCTTGTACATCGGCTACAAATGTTACACCAAATGAAGCCTCGGCAGAACTTTCAGCCATTGCCGTAGCCTCAGCAGAAATAATTCTTACTATTTGTGCCTCGGCACTTGTTAAAGCCGTAGCATCGGCAGAAGCATTGACTGTGTATGTTAATTGAGCAGTTGCAGATGTTTCAGCCGTTGTAGTTGCTGAAGCGTTAACGGGTATGGTGATTTGTGCGGCTGCATTAGTTTCAGCCGAAGCCGTTGCACTTGCCTCTAAGACTTTTGTAAGAATAGCTGTTGCGCTTGTTTCGGCTGCAGTAGTTGGGCTACTTGCTAAGGTTACTATTCTTGATACATTTGCCGTAGTTTGACCCGTTGCAGTTACAGAAGCATCAACCAATACTACACCCTGAGTAACGACATCCAAAATACTTGTTGTAGTAGCATTAGCATCGACCGAAGCAGAAAGTAATTTACCAAGTTTAACATCGCCTGTACTTGTTGCCGTTGCATCAACACTTGATTGTATATTTTTTGAAATAGTTAAAGGTGCGCTAATATTTGCATTAGCATCAACTGAACCATTTATATTTATAACCTTTGTAAGATTTGCCGTAGATGTACCTAAAGCATTAACCGAAGCAGCCACATCGACAGTACCTTGTTGGAAAACTGTAAGGTCGGCAAAAGATGAAGCGATGGCATTAGCCTGTCCAATAACCGACATTATTAGTTTTAGGTTTGCCGACGTTGTGGCGATACCATTAACCGAAGCTGCAACATTAACACCCGTAAGGATATATGAATCATAAAACACTCCCGTAAATGAAATAAAACGCCTATCGTGACTAACCTTTAAATTTTTTACTTGATATAATTTGTCTCCCCAAACTACACGAGATTCCTCGGTGATTGTGGATATATAACGAATAGTAAAATCACATACATTTTTAGCCGTGTTTTTACCATCTATAATAGTCTCGTTTGATCCGGGTAACTTGCTTTCTGCAAATGCCCAAATAGTTGCAATATCTGCCCAACTTTCGGAAGCAAAACCAGTTAACGACCTTACTCGCGTAACGTTCTGAAGGATTATCCTATCCCTCATTTTGCCAGTAACTTCGTTTTTGTTATACTTCATTACAAAATTTGTACTCGATATTGGTCTAATAAATATTCCGATGCCGTAGGTAATTTCTTAACATAATCTTGTCGATTATCGTAAGCATCGGTTAACATCAATAAAATAGCTTGTTTGATTTGGGCAGGAATCGCGCTTGGTTCTGAACCATATCCAGCCGTATAAGTTATAGTCACATCATTTATATTTCCGTATAATGTTGGCCATGTTTTGCCGTAAGCTAATGAAAGCCTTGCAGGTTTTTCGAAAGTATCAACAATGTAATTATTTGCGCTAAATGTTTGTAATGTATTTTGGCTATCTGCATATTGAAAAGAGGTAACCGAAATAACAGGCGATACACTTAAATAAATAGTGCTTAATCTTAAATAATCTAATTTCTCGGTTATAGTTTGAGTTATTAAGGCTTGATTTAAATACCTTTCTGCTGCTTGTCTGGCACTTTGCAATAAAGTAGTAATAAGGGTATCTTCAGTTGAATCATCAACTTTTAGATAATCCTTTACTTCTTGTAAGGTGAAGATTTCAGTTGCAGGTTGTGTCGTAACTTTCCAAGCCATTGTATATTTTTTAAAGAAGGGATGAGTATTTCTACCCATCCCATTTTTTATATATTAGGTCAACTTATTAGCTAAGTGCTTAATGGCAGCAGCTTGTAATAACTTACCGTCATATCTCGCATAAAGTAAAAAGCCAAGTTCCATCTCATCCATAAATCTTTCGCGTAATGGCACTAATACATTATTAGACACTTGACGAATGATATATTTTGACCAATCACCAAAGTAAACAATCTTTGCAGCAGTTGCCTGAGTTGCAGGAAGATCATTGTTTATGAAGAAATTGTAACCCAACAATCTATCAGGAATACCGTCTCTTAATGATGGTTGGAATAAGGTTGTATTACTGTTATCTAAGTTTAGTTTTCTAACCGCACTTAAAATAGTGTCGTTCATCATAAATGCAGCAGATGGACTATTCCTGTAAGCAATATCCACTGAATGAATAAGGTCAACTAAGTTTGATGCAGTAAAAGCCGTTTGGCTTGCAGATACAGCACCCTGAGTAGTGTTAGCAGCAAAACCCGTAGGCTTTCCAGAACCATCACCTGTAGTAAATGCTGTATTTAAACCACGACCTAAACGCTCGCCTAACATAATAGGCAACTCTGTGTTCAATAGTCCAAATTCATCATTCGCCCATTCTACAGATACCTTTACCAATGTGTTAATAACGTGAGCAGCGAAAGTCTCTCTTGTAAAGGTCATATCCTGAACGGTAACCGCTCCACCCTCTGTGTGCCATGAACCAGTTGTGCCAGTATCATTTACTTTTGGGTAGTACAAAGTACCTGCCTGTGGAGTTGAAATAATACGAGATACTTGCAACATTGGGCCATAGTAAGCCATTGTTTTTTCAAGCTCGTAAGAGAATTGGTAAGGGATAACAAAACCGCCAGCCAAGCCACTTTCGGAAGTAGTGATAGTTGCCGTTCCTCTCATCTCTTTTAGCAAAGTTTGGTCTTTGCTACTTAATTCTCTTTTGGCAATAGCCTTCATGAATGCTACCTGATATTCTGGAGACTTTATAATCTCTCTTTTATCAGTAGGTAATGCAGCTATAGTGTCCTCAATTTTACTAACGCCTCTTTCCTCGGTGTTAAGTTCGTTCCATCTTTCAAGTCTTGAAATCTGTTCTGTATAGTTTTTAAAGTTTGCATCGGCGGCATCCCATTGTGCCAATTCTTCGGCATTCATTAGACGTCCTTCGGCCGATGCTCTTTTTTGCAAGTCTTCCATTATCGCATAGTCGGAAGCCCGCTTTTCTCTCAGCAATTTAGAGTTCATTATTTTGTTTTTAAATTTAATAAATGCAGGGCGTTCCTGCGTAACTCGTTTTGTATATTAATTTCTGACTTAACAGATATATCAATCACTTTTTGTAATTCTTCATCAATCTTTCCTGTCGTTTGCTCGTAGCTTCTTTTGGCTACCATAGTATCAGGATTAGCCGGATATGTTACCGGTGAAACATCATATACTTTCTTTATGCCTCTAATAACTCTCTTTGGTTTCATCCCTTCCCTTTCTTGCCAGTCTTCGGCTTCTACGCTAAATGCAAAAGATGATTGGTACACATCGCCACGTTTAACCATTTCTAATAAATCGTTGCCTAAAGTAGTGTTTGGTGCTTCAAAAGAATATTCTAAAGCATTACCCGTTAAGTTTAATTTTAAAGTGCCTGATTTAGTCCTTGCCAATACCATATTAGCATCATGATTAAATAATGCTACCACGTCAGAAAAATCAGAATTTTTAAATACGTCAGCGCTCATTTCTTCGTCATACCAACCCATATCATAAGCAGAATTAAACACCGTAGCAGTTCCTACAATCGTACGAGATTCAGGCATAGCGCGAAACTCGTAATTTATACTTCTCTTTTCCATTGTTTCATCTTTTGACCTTTCATCCATTATTTTATTGGCAGTCTTTTCTGCCCAGGGTAACATCGTAGAACCTCCCCAAGCGTCATACATTATTGAACCGCATATTTCGTTATCGTCTTCATCAAAATATTTGCCCTGGTCATACACTTTTGCTCGACTTAAAAAGCTATATGTCCTTATTACCTCATCGTCACTCAATGCCTCTTTGTTTGATAATTGCCTTGCTCGTGTCCAACCTACAGAAGTACCACATTTAGAGCCATTCTCTTCTTTGTGCTTCAAAGCTTTCTTTGCTGCATTAGTAGCTGATTGAGGGTAGTTACTGTATGGCATAAATCAATCTTTAGAATTTTCTTCACCATTTATTTCTTCTTCGCTATCATCCTCAATATCCATACTACTTTCACCTTTCTCATGTGCTATTCCTTCGGTAGATGGTTCTATCTTTATATTAGATGCTAAAGGTAACTCATAAGAATCTCCACCTTTGTAAGGATTCATATTTTCTTTAATCCTAATTTCATTAGGTGACATCGCCAGTACATTTCGCATCGTAGTATAATATGAAGATCTCGCTGCGACGTCACCGCGAAGTAATCCATCTAAATTAAATCGAGTGCTAAATTTATCCTTTTCAACTTCAAAAAATATTTTTCTATTGAACTCTGATTCTATCGTTTCGCAAAGAGGCATGATGGTATAATTGACAAACATTTGGCTTAACTGTTCCATGTTGCCAAAAGTTGCTTTATCCATATCTTCCAATAAAACACCCGGAACACCCGTAATGCGTGCTATATCGGAAATAGTAGCCTTCTTAGTTTCATTAAATGCTGCATCAGCAGGATTAAGCCCAACTTTTTGGAAATCCATTCCTTCCTCTAAAATAGCAGTACCTCCAGCGTTTTGACTACCACCAAAAGCCCTGTTAAAACTACCTTTTAATCTATCGTATGCCTCGTTTGTTAATCTTCCCGGATGCTTTAAAACTCCGTTTAAATGCGCACCATTTTTGTAAAAGTTTGCACCGTAATTTCTATTGGCTAAAGCAAGCCCAAAATTATCACGGTGAACGTCTGGCACTAACAAAGCCTTAACTCCATCCCATGCAAGATTGGGAATGTAAATAATATTATCGCTCCTATATGTTTTATTATTCTCTTTATTCTTAAATACAAGTTCATTCCTACTATTGTAACTCATCTCCATTTTAGTAGGATTGAGAATAGTAAAAGAGTTTATTCTTGTCGTTATGCTATTCCTATTTATCGACGCGTAAAAAGCACCATGTGATAAATAGTGTAGCACCATTGTTTTATAAAACGTGTGAGATGTGTATAGGTCAGACGGCTCTCTTGCAATTACTTTGTAGTTAGGATGATCCTTCGCAATTCTAATAAATCCATCGTCTTGTTTTTCAATAATATCAAAAGGAATAGAGGCAATGACACCTCCTAATATTTGAGTAGCACGATAAAATGCAGGAAGTCCTATAATTGAATATTCATCAACTGCAACGCCCGCTGTGCTACCTCGCTGAAATAGTGCGCCTAAGGTATCGCCATTTATTGGCGTGTTAGGGTTTTCAATACTTGCTCGAGTATTAGAAAAAAAAGACCGCATGGAGTTAAATATTCCCATGCGGCAAATATAAACCAGATTAGTATGAAGTTATGTACTTTAAGTAACAGATTAAACAAAGCGAATCGTCATATAATTACTCTTTGCTTTTCTGAAACTCTCATAGGTTTTATATTTTTCATCTAGCCCAAAGGTATCCCTCTCTTCTTCTAATTTTATCCATGCTTCTTGATGCGTACGACATTCTCCGGATAATTCATAAAATCTATTGAAATATCCATCGGTTGAATTAATCTGCCTGACTTGTTTGGCATAATCTTGCTTTGTCATTAACTTTTCCATAATTGATATTTTTTAGCTTTTCAATTAGGTACATTTCTATAACATTAATAAGCCTTGTTGGCGTTCACCAGAGGTGTATATAGTTGGTTTATCTTCTACCATTATTTGAGCGTATGCCATTACCATCGCTACGGGCCCATCCACTTTTTCAGTTGACTTTGCTTTATCTATTTTAATATTTCCAGCAGGATCAAATCTAAGCATAACATTTGACATCATCCACTCCATGACTGGGTTTCCATCATGTGTAATTTCTGAAGATAAAAACATCTTTTCCACCTCTTTGGTTGGAGCAGACATAGAAATAAAACCCTGTCCGAATGGCTTCATGGTTGCTCCATCATTTGTAAGTTGTATAACAAGTTGACTTGCATTCCATCGGTCAAAAGCTATGCACTCGATTTTATACTTTGCGGTTAATTCAATGACTTTGGCTTTTATAAAATCATAATCAGTAACATTACCGTCTGTCATTACTATATCTCCATCCTGTGCCCATTGGATGTAGT